AGCCTGAATACACAGCTAAATCCCACCCATGCGATCAGTTTAGTAAAGCCTGATTCCAGTACCACGACCAGCGCGGGCATGGAGCATTGAGAAATCTCTGTAGACGAGATAGCCAAGCGCATCATTCATATGGTCATAGCCCGCATCTTTATCGGGGTCTCCTGCCTCGCTGTAGCTCTGCAGCTCCAAACATTCGATGGTCCGTTTGCAGCTAGCGGCAACCTGCAGCCTTACTTGACCTTTCCCATTCTCCAACAAAGCCTGAACAGAAGCCACCCGATCACGGATGGGAGGGTTGGCCTTCGGTGATTGATTGCTGAACCCGTAAGACTCCAAGATTTGGATGTCAGTGCGCGAGGCATTCGTGCTTCGGTTTCCGCCTGATGCGTCAGGGTAGATATAAACCGGGCGTCCATCAGCTCGGCGTTGTATTTCTTGGGCCATGGCGTCGGTGTCATGTGCGCCGCTGATCTCATCGATCAGGAGAAGTTTTTCTCCAAGACGAACACCGATGACTGCGTTTGAGTTGCCAACGTTGAAGTCGCAGCCGACGCGTAGAGGTTCGCGGCTTACGTCTGGAATGTTGGTTATGACGTGCTTTTCCCGGTCGAAACGGTCATAGACCTGGCCGGTTGTGAGATTGCAGAATTGGCCTTCTAAGTAAGCCTGCAACAGGCTTGGGTCGTAGTTGGCCTGCAGTCGTTCGATGAAGTCTGGGGGCAGCCAAGGATTGTCTGCCGTGCGCATCCTAATGAGCTTTCGATCTGGGCGCTGCTGTGCATCTTCTGTGCCAAAGGTGCTCCACATCCAGCGGAAACCTTCAGGCGTTGATGCTGCACCAAACTGGCGCACGTTGCCAGAGCGAAGACGGCCAAGGATTTTGGGGAACGCCTTCTCAGCAATAGATGGCGTCACGGTGTCGATCTCGTCCGCCAGCACCCAGGCAAGGTTTAGGCCGATGATGCGTGACCAGTTCTCGAAGCTGCGGCAGAGGATCTTGGTGTCACCGCCTGGCAGGTGCAGAACATACTCAGCCAAGGGTGACGCCCTGAAGCTGTAGGGGATGTCGTACTGCTCCAGGAACGCCTCAAAGTCGTTCTGCCAGATGTCACGAATCAACGGACCTGTCGGCTCCATCACGCAGCCGATGAAACCTTGGTTGGCGATAGCAAGGGCCAAGGCCTTGGCGCAAAGGCTGCGCGTCTTGCCTGCTCCATAGCCAGCCGATAGCCCGATGATCTGCGTTGACTGATCATCAACAAAGGCAAGCTGCCCCGGATGCAGGTCAGCTTTGACGCGATCGATCAGTTCGGAAGCGTCGATTGTCGTGTGGTTTTCACCAATGCGCTGGAGGATCGAACCACGTTCGATATGGCTGAGGATGCTCACTGCAGAATCTGCGTGATCTGTGCAGCGGTCTTAATGCAGCCGAGCGCAGCGTTGAGGTTGTTGGTTTTGCGGGCCTCTTTCTGCAGTGACGCGAGCTGGGCAAGAATCTCTGCAGTAAAAGTCAGGCGATCACTTTCCCAATCGGCGCGGATGATCTCTCTGGCTTTCGCGATGTAGGTATCCGACTGACGCTCAGCAACGTCCCATTCTTTCGCGCAATACTGCACGATGTCCGAGCGCACGGCACCGTTAGCCAAAAGCCGTGCAACTCGATTCACTCGCATATCGACTTCAATTTTTGTCGATTTCTTAGCCATCAGTCTTTGTCAGAAGCCAGGACTGCGGTTTCTCCCGTGAAACTCTCCCACCGCTTAACGATAACGTCGCAGTATTCAGGTTTTAGCTCGACTGTGTAGCAGCGTCGATTTGTGAGCTGAGCGCCCATCAGTGTCGAGCCAGAGCCACCAAAGGGTTCAAGGCATAGACCGTTTTTTGGAAGGCTTGTGAGCATGACCCGTTTCATCATGTCTACGGGCTTTGGTGTGGCGTGGCCGTGCCTTTCGTCGCCATGGACGCGGGGATAGTCCCAAACGTCGGTCATGTTGTCGTGGGCGTTGTCGAAATAAGCGCGGGTGGCCTGAAATTCACGCTTCAGCTCTTCATAGTCTTTCTTGAATGCTTCATGGCCACGGGTGAACGCAGCACCTCCAGCAGCGGCCTGAATCTTTGCGTATTGCTCTGCCGTTGGCAGCGTCCACTGGGATTTTGTGACCCAGTGCCCGCCCATCTGTGTTTCCGTGATCTTGTTCAGATCAGAAGTTTTCCAGCCGAGCGACTTCATCTGAGTTTCAAGGTAAGAGCGCAACGGCTCCCACCCCTCCCAGTAGTTGTCAGCGTTGTTGTTGAAACCCTGCTCTCCGAGCATGAAAAACAGGCAGACCTCATAGCCGTGGGGGAAGCTGCGCATTTTCTCGCTGCCGATTGGCGATCCGAAGGCAGAGGCGCTCGGGGGCTTGTCCCAAATAATTTGGGAACGCATCGTTAGGCGCTCTGAGTCACCCAGGCCAGCCTTGTACCAAAGCCGCCAAAGCTCGGGTGCGTTGCCCCAGATGTACGCGGAAGCATTGTCCTCAAGATATGGGCGGAAGGTGGCCCACCACTCCATCTGGAAGCTGTCGAGCTTGTCGTCGTAGAGGTTGTCGTTGGCAACGCCATCAGAAGCCTTGCCCATGCCGTATGGCGGGTCAGCGTGCAGGAGCGCCGCCTTCTCTCCGCCTAGCAGCCGCTCGATGTCAGTGGGGCAAGTGGAGTCACCGCAGAGAACGCGATGGTTGCCGAGGATCCAAAGGTCGCCCGGCTTGGTGATGGGCTCTTGCGGTTCTTCTGGGATCTCGTCTGGATCTGTGTTGCCCTCCTCAGGGTCTAGCTCTGTGATGCTCAGAAGTTCGTTGAGGTCGTCTTCGTTGAACCACGGCTCTAGGTCGTGCTCCTCAGAGAGGCGGTGAAGCATCTCTTGATCCCACTCGCTGAGATCAGCGGTGCGGTTGTCGGCAAGAGCCAGGCCGACCTTTTCTTCTTCTGAGAGGCCAGAGCGGCGAACGGCGATCACCTCGTCGCCTTCTGATTCGATGATGCGCACACGGCGGATGCCTGCGGCCTTGGCTCCGTCGATGGTGCCGTTACCGGCGAGGATGCGGTTTTCTTCGTCAATGACGATGGAGCGGGCTGCGCCGTAGCGTTGCAGCGATTCTTTGATTAAGTCAGAGGAACGATCTGTGCGACGGCGTGCATTTTTGTGATCAGATTTCAGATCGTTGATTGATGCCACCCGTTTGATGTCTTGACTTCCACGCTGACATTAGCTGATTGATTTTGACATCAACCAAGTGCATGGAAGATACGGTCCCGACATATTCGCCCACTTGAATCCTGAGGCATCCGTCTTCGAGGGTGCGGATTTTGGGATTGGGTGTAGGCAGCTCTGAGGCGTCGCTCATAGTCGAGGAACTGGCTGAGTTCATTGTGGCGCTGAAGTTCTCGGAGGTCGTGGTCTTGGGTGCGTATAAGTTCCATGGTTTTGAGTTGTGGTGTCGGGGGATGGATCGGACCTCAACCCGCCCTGCCTTTCCCGCGCAGCTCTGCGGGTGTTGTATAGCTTTCAGCCTGGTGGGGGATCATCCAGGCATCAGGCTCCCCGACGGTGATCAATTTGGCTTGATAAAGGTCAAGAGGCAACGGTTGTCGGCAAAGACCTCGTTGTCGGTTTCTGCGTACTTGTAGCCGCAGAAGCTGGCGTGCTTGCAGAGGGAGGTGAGCTGCTCCTGGGTGGTATTGGGATAGATCAGGACGCTGGAGGATTCACCACCATTCCAGTCGGGTGATTCAGAGATGGTGTCGCACCAAGGCTGGAGGGGTGCGTAGGGGTTGTCGGTCATTTGACGGGTTCCACGGTGTAGGTGAAGCCAGCTTCAGTGGCGGCGTTCTTGAGGCTCTGCAGCTCGTCGTCGTCATAGGCCGGGTCGGCCCATTGCAGTTCGTTGTTCAGGAAGGCTTGGATCTCCCACTTGGGCTGGATGTCACGGTTCAGGACCATGAGACTGTCGCGAGCTTCGAGTTCAGTTTGGTGACGCTCGAAGGACTCGAAAAGGTCGAGCCAGTAATTGTGATTGTCCATGGTTGAGGTGTTGAGTGTGGGAAGCGTCCCCGCCTCCCGATAAACATAGTATGGCATACCACCAGCAAAAGCGCAAGGCATGAAAAAGGGGCCCTGCGGCCCCAGTGGTCAGTCGTCGATGGCGAGCCGTTCCAGCTCATCAAGGGCTTTGCGGGTGTCAGCAATGTGCTGATTCGTCAGCTCCTTGAGTCGCCGGTCTGACTCCTCCATCTCTTTGATCAGCTGTTTCAGCTGGTCAGCAATGACTCCCATGATTCAAGTGTCGAGGTACAAGGGGTCTCCCCCACACCCATTATGGCATACCAGGGGGAGGGGTCAGCCCTCCTCCGCTACAGCAGCGATAACGGCACACACCACGGCCTCACACTTCGACGCAGGGATGCAGTTGTACTGGCGCAGAACTGCGGTCATCGCCCGATCAATAGCGTCACGCCCGCGAGAGATCACAACAGGCTTGTAGTCGTTCACCGGCTCAACAGAGTCGATATCAGACAGCAGCAGCTTCCGCATCAGATCCTGGCGGCTCATATCGCGCTTGATGGCCTCTTGGGTCAGATACTCGCGCTCAGCCTCAGTCAAGCGGACATCAACGCGGACGGGATAGGGGCGGTTGGATTCAGACATCAGAAATCAAACAGATCAGAAGGGTTGGTGGACTCAGCCTTGAACGGGCTGGATTGACAGAGGCGCACGTCAAGATCCCATCGAAGGTTCCCGATGGTGACGCTGGGGCTGCCGAGCTTGGCCG